AATTCACCCCGTCGTGTCTCTATCGAAGGCCACGCGGCTTCGAGTATTTCCTTTGCCACAGTCCGGAAAGGCGCACGCTTAATGCCCATTTGCTGAAGTCGCAAATTGACAGCCTGAACGGTGACGTCGAACTGCACGGCAATTTCCTTATCGGAAAATCCGTTCCTGTAGAGCTTCAATAGCTCCGGGTTGTCCGGCAGTTTCGTCATCTTTTCCGAGTCCTGTCAGTGTGGTTTCGTCACTGGGCGGTCAGTGAGTTCGGTTTCATCACTGGTGGGCATGGGTGCTGCGATCTTGAGACAAGCTACAGCCTTCGCCGCCACACTTTCAAGCCCTACCTGCCAAGCGACCTGGGACGGAGCAACGTCACACCTTGAGAGTGTGACCTCGATCTCACTTCCCCCAACTCGCGTCACAGACCAACAGCTTTGACACCGACATCCTTAGTGAGAGAGCGAGTGAAACGAGCGAACGAACGACCAAGACACAGTGTTAGAGAGCGTTAAGAAGTTCTTGTCTACTTGGCTGTAGACAGACTTTAAAAAGTCATACTTATAGATCTCATAAGCATCTCCTGTTGACCCTCTGTTGAGCGTGACCCGCTCCAGATGAGCCGTCCGGGAGACGGCCCCGGCTGCCAGACCAGAACCCGGCCGGGGCCTCAGACCTCAGGGAGGGACATGCCCAGGGCCAAGAGCATCTGCCTGAACACGGGCTGCCTCACCCCGACCGTGAGAGACGGTCGCTGCGGAGAACACCAGCTCCGGAAGAGCTGGGATAGAGCGTCTGCTCGAAATGCTTCGAGGCCCTCTGACTGGTCTCGGCGTAGGGCCAGAACCCTTGCCAGAGACCGGTTCACCTGCCAGCAGTGCGGGGCGAGGGAGCACCTTGAGGTGGATCACATCGTCCCGGTAGCCCGCGGTGGTTCGTGGGAGCTGGACAACCTTTGGGTTCTATGTCGGACCTGCCACAAACGGAAGACATACACCGAACGTGGCCATAGCTAAGCAAATAACCCACCCGGTCCCTTGAGGGCCGGGTTTTTTCATTCCTTAGAACCCAGGAGGCCATATGGCTGCGCGTGTAGCGATCCCGGTAACCACGTCCGACCGAACGGGGGTCAGCGTTCCGGCTGCGGTCCCCGGTGACGCAGTGAACTTCAACTCTGTGGTCAACAGCGGTTCCACGATCCTGCTCGTCAAGAACACGGGTGCCACGTCCCACACGTTCTCGGTCCATCTGGATCGCACGGTGGACGGCTTCGCGCCGGCACCTCGAACCAAGACCCTCGCGGCGGGTGCCTCGCAGATCTTCGGTCCGTACGCAGTGGCCGACTACGGCCCGATCCTCCACGTCGACGTGGACAACGCCGAGCTGACGATCCAGCCGTTCCGCATCTAATTCATTCCTTCCGGAGGTTCCCCCATGTCTGCCTGCCGCGGTGCATGCCCTGACTGCCCCTACGACTTCTGTGCGCCGGCCACGCCCGTGCGGCGGCCGACCAAGGCACAGGAGCGGTCCGGGTGGCGTCAGGACGCGCTGTTCGAGCTGGACGAGCTGGGGGACCTCTACGGGCTCGACCCCGAGGCGGTGAGACTCCCGTGACCAGAGGACCCCAGCCGAAGGAAAACGCGCAGAGGCGCAACAAGCACGAGCACGCACAGTCGCTCAGCAGCTCGACCACCGAGGGCCGTGCCCTCCCTCCTGGCCTCGGCATCAAGACCGCAGGAGCCAAGAGGTTCTGGAAGACGTGGGCCACCTCGCCGCAGGCCGGCAAGTGGATTGAAACCGACTGGGCAGAGCTGGAGATCACCACAAAGTTGGTGGACACCTTCTATCAGGGCGACACCAAGGTTGCCGGCGAGATCCGGCAGAGGGTTTCCAAGTGGGGCGCCACGGTCGAGGACCGCGCCCGCTTGCGCATGTCCGTTGAGGACGACCAGGACCAGGACCAGGCCGAAGAGACGGCCGGCACTGAGGCCACCACGACTGATCTGGATGAGGAGCTGTTTCGACTCCTGAATGACTGAATAGAGGTGAACGCCCTTGCAGACTGGCAATCTGCCCGAGGGAGTTCCCTCCCCCAAGGAAACGCTCGGATACGAAATCATCCGCTGGGCTCAGAAATACATTGTCCAGCCTGATGGCGAACGAGCTGGTGAGCCTTGGCAGTTCACTAAGGAACAGCTCCGCTTCGTTTTGTGGTTCTACGCCATCAACCCCGATGGCACATGGAAGTTCTCCGCTGGCACCCTACGACGAGCCAAGGGTTGGGGTAAGACGCCTCTGTTGGCGTCCATGGCCATTGTCGAGTTCATCGGACCTTGCAGGTTCAGCCACTTCAACGCGTTTGGTCTCCCGGTAGCCAAGCGGGTTCCGCTGCCTACGGTCCAGATCGGCGCCACGGCGTACGACCAGACCGAGCAGACGCTAGAGATGATCCGAGGAATGCTCTCGGAGTCTCCAGCCGAGAAGGAGTTCAACCTCGACATCGGTAAGGCCGTTGTCCAGTTCAAGTCTGGTAAGCCCGGCTCCATCAAGCCGAAGGCGACTGCCGGCCGAACCAACGAGGGTAACCGCCCGACCTTTGCCCTGATGGATGAGGTCCATCACTGGGTGGGCTCGAATGGCGGCCCAGACTTCTACCAGACCATCAAGCGAAACATCGAGAAGACGACCTCTGCCGGTTCGCGTTGGGTCACAACGACCAACGCCTACAACCCCAATGAGGACTCGGTCGCTCAGCAGATCCACGAGTCAGAGATGGTCCGTGCGGGCTACTGGCTGTACGACTGCATCGAGGGCCTGATCGAGCAAGACGAGCTGCGGGACGCAGAGAAGGTCAGCCAGGCCCTCATACAGGCATACGGCGACGCGACTTGGGCTGACATTCCCGGCCTGACTCGAACGATCCTCCACGACCGTACGACGCCTGATTCGACATACCTGCGCTTCTTCTTCAACACCATTGCCGAGTCTTCTGACGGCTGGATGTCTAAGTCTGAATGGGACACATGCTTCAACGAGGGCGATCCCATCAAGCCCGGCGATCAGATAGCCATTGGCTTTGACGGCTCGATCCGCGGTGACGCGACGGGCCTTGTCGGGTGCCGACTCAGGGACGGGAAGCTGTTCGTCATCGGCGTGTGGGAGAACCCACGGGACCCCAACCAACCTGACTGGGAAGTCGACGTTCTCTCTGTTGAGGCCGCTGTTAAGCGGGCCTTCGAGACGTACCGGGTTGAGTGGATGTATGCCGACCCGCCTTACTGGCAAGAGAACATCGGCCGTTGGGCTCTCGAATGGGGCGACGACTTCGTATTCGAGTTCTGGACCAACAAACCTACTCGCATGGTTCAGGCAGTCGAGCGATTCCGTACCGCTGCGATGGTCCGTGACGTTCTGCACGACGGAGACGACGACCTTACCCGCCACGTGCTGAATGCCGTGGTTCGGGAAGTGCCTCAGGGCTTTCTCATTACCAAGGACTCTCCGAGGTCCAAAAAGAAGATCGACCTTGCGGTGTGTGCAGTTCTCGCATTCGAGGCGAGGGCTGACGCCATCGCGGATGGGCGGCTTAAACGACGTAGAGCTAGGGTGGTTGGATTTTGAGCGTTCTCAGCATCGACACTTCGCCAAATGAAGTGCCCGCGGGTCTGGCGCCGGCCACCCCGGAACAGTGGCTCGACTGGCTGTTCTCCAAGCTTGCTCGACGCAAGGCTACCTACCAGATCTACGGCCAGTACTACGACGGCTATCACCAGCGGCTCATGTTCGCTCAGGTCCGCCACTTCGATCAGTTCCATTCCACGTTCGACACGTGGAGGGACAACTTCTGCGGAATGATCGTGGACTCGGTTAACGAGCGCCTGTATGTCGACGGCTTCCGGATGACGGACGAGCCTGACGCGGACAAGGACGCTCGGGACATTTGGCAGCGCAACGCGATGGATTCCGAGTCGAATGCCGCAATGCTCGACGCGATGATTCAGGGCGTTAGCTATGCGGTCGTGTGGGCTGATAAGCAGGGCAAGCCCACCATCACGATTGAGTCCGCCGAGAACTTCATCGTCCAGTACAAGCCTGGTAGCCGTCGAGAGATCGACGCCGCAGCCAAGTTCTACTACGACGATTGGGGACGGCAGTGGGTAACGCTGTGGCTCCCCGAGGGCGTTTACACGTTCGCCAAGGGCTCGTACTCATGGGAGGCTAAGGAGGTTTCGAAGAATCCTCTGGGTGTCGTTCCGGTGGTTCCCATCACGAACAGGTCCCGTCTTCTCCGTGATCCGGTCTCAGACCTTCACGTGGTCGTTCCGATTCAGGACGCCATCAACAAGACGGTTGCTGACGCCCTGGTGGCGTCCGAGTACGCGGCCTGGCCCCAGCGGTACGTCACCGGCCTGGAAATCGTTGAGGACGACCACGGTAACCCCGTCGAGCCGTTCAAGGTCGCAGTGGACAAACTGTTGCAGGCGGAAGATCCAAACGCCAAGTTCGGCCAGTTCGAGGCCGCCAACCTGAGCAATTACGTGGTTCTGATCGAGATGCTTGTTCAGCACATGGCCTCGATCTCCAGAATCCCCTTCCACTACTTCATCAATGGTGGTGGACAGATTCCTTCCGGTGAGTCCATCACCGCGGCGGAGGCCGGTCTCATAGCCAAGACCCGAGAGCGAATGCTCCACTTCGGAGAAGCCTGGGAACAGGTCATGCGGCTCTGCTTCGCAGTCATGGGCGATGCCCGCTCGGAAGCGTGGTCCGCAGAGACCATCTGGAAGGACCCCGAGAACCGCACCGAAGCACAGCACATGGACGCTCTTCTGAAGCTTCAGATGATCGGTGTCCCGAGAGACCAACTCCTCTCCGATGCCGGCTACACGCCGCAGCAGATATCCCGCTTTGCAGACATGAGGGAAGCCGACGCCAAATCCGCAATGGAACTGGCGAAGAAGTACCCCATGCCGATGCAGCAGGACCCTGCCGGCGACAAGCCCGGCGATAAGCCTGCCGGACCTCCCGGCATGTCGCAGAAGGCCCAGCAGACGGCACAGAAGCCGCCGCAGGGCAACAGCGGCAATCAGGCCCGGAAACAGAACCCGGCCTAACCTCAACAACGCATTACGACGGCTGCCGAAATGGCGGCCTTTTTTTATGCCCGAGCACCGAAATGGATGGGTGGATCAATGAGTGACGACAACCAGAGCACTTCCACGGGCGCCGAAGCGGGACAGTCGACCGACACGTCCCAGCAGCAGACCCCGACTCTCGAAAGCCTTCAGGCCGAAGTCGACAAGTGGAAGTCCCTTTCCCGCACGAATGAGCAGCGGTGGAAGGACGCGTCTGCTGAGCGAGACACGTTCAAGCAGCAGACCATGACGGACACGGAAAAGGCGCTTGAGGCCGCAAGGGCTGAGGGTCGCAATTCCGCACTCTCCGAGGTTGGCACTCGACTTGCTGAGGCCGAGCTTCGCGCTCTGGCCGCGAATGCCGGGGTGGACCTTCCCCCGGCTGACTTCCTCAACATGTCCCGGTTCGTCTCTGACGGACAGGTCAATGCCGACGCGCTTTCTGAGTTCGTGTCGTCGCTCCCGAAGCGGGAATCCTCTCCCGCTTTTCGCCAGGACATCGGTCTTGGCCGCCAGGGATCTCCCGGCGCTAACCAGCTCACCCGAGCTGATCTCTCCAACATGACCCCCGCGGAAATCAACAAGGCCCGCCAGGACGGCCGCCTTGACGCGCTTCTCAGGGGTGAAATCTGACCTATCCAGTGAGGTAACACATGGCAGGATTTAACACTCAGACCAAGACTGGTCTTCAGGCTAACTCCGGTACCACTTTCATTCCCGAGATCTGGACCGCGGAACTTCTCCAGGATCTCGAAGAGGAGCTTGTCCTCGCGTCCGCTCGATTCACGAACCGACAGTACGAGGGCGAGTTCCGGCGTGAGGGCGATGTCGTCCACATCCCGCACTTCGTCAACGATCAGGTTCTCGACAAGGGCCTCGTGCCGGCGTACGGCGCGATCGGCGCGGCCGACCACGCTTCGCTCCAGTACATCGACATGCGAGTTGCTAAGGGTTCGTCCTTCAACATCGAAGTCGATGCTCTGCACCAGCTCCAGACCAAGCAGGGCATTGACCTGATGAGCAACCTGATTGCTCAGCGAGCCCGCGCTATGGCGGTCAAGCTGGACGAGATTGTTGCCTCTACCCTTCTCGCGGCTGTGTCCGGCAAGGACCTGAATGGCGCGGCGGACCCGAACGCGGTCGTTACCGGCCTGCCTGCTCTGCACGGCACCATTGACGAGATCACGGACGCCCCGACCGGTGACAACACGACCCGCAAGGCGGCGAACCGCTTCCTGTCGGTCTATGACTACGTGGTTGCGATGCTCGAAAACCTCGACATCAAGTCTGCCCCTGCGGACCGGTTCCTCTTCATCTCGCCGCGTATGCGTTCGCTCCTGCTCCAGGACCCCAAGTTCGTGGAAGCGCAGGTTTACGGTGGTAGCCCGGTCATCCCGAACGGCCCGGCTGCGATCGGCACCATTCTCGGTGTTCCGGTCACCGTCGCTAACACGCTCGGTTCTCACACCCGGCCGAACAACCCTCTGATCAAGAAGGGCAACTCCAAGTTTGGCGCCGTGGACCTGTTCATGGGTTCCACCGCCGCTACTTCGGTGGTTATTCCGTTCGCGCAGATGGAGGCCTACAAGCCGCAGGCGACTTTCACCGACGCGATCAAGTCCCGTGTTATCTGGGACGCCAAGGTGATTCGCCCTGAGCAGCTTGTTGTTGCTCGCAACGTTGAGGCCGCGATCAACACGCACAACTCGACTGTCACCGTCACCGAGTCCGAGATCATCTGATCTGGATGGCCTTCGTAACCCTTAGCGATGTGGTCGCCCGTCTCGGGAGGCCCGTCGCAGACGACACGGAGGCCGCTCGGATCACCGCCTTCATAGACGACGCCACAGGGTTGGTCACTGACTACTGCCGGAACGACTTCCAGCAGCACACCAACGAGACGTTCGATCTGGTGGTTGAGGGGGGTCAGGCTCTACTGGCCCCCTCTCTGTCTCCCAACCTGGTCATCACGTCCCTCACCCTGCACGACGAGTACGAGGACAGAGACCTCACGACCGACGAATGGAAGGTCATGGGGTCCACCCTCTATCTGCGTGACGCTCCCGCGTACACCACGGCCACAGTTACAGCCTCTTGGGGCTGGGTGGCTGTGCCAGCCGCGGTGAGGGCGGCTGTCTGTTCTGAAGTGATCCGGTGGCTCTCCGTATCCCCTGGCACTGTCATGGAGAAGACAGGCGACTTGGAAGTTCAGTACGCGGCCACCGCGTACAACTCGGGCCTCTCCGAGGCCGCAAAGTCGATGCTGTCCAAGTACAGGCAGCGTGTTGCGTCGATCTCCCTGCACCGATCCGAGGCCCACAGGCCAGACCGACCGGAGATCACATGGCGCTATTCAACGACCGTATAACCGTCTACCGCGCCCAGCTCGTCACCGACGACTACGGGAAGCACCGGGACTGGGGTAACCAGACCGAAGTGTGGTCCGGCATGGGTGCCGGCGTCCCCTACCGGCGTGCGTGGAAGGCGGACGAGTCCTCCCGTGAGACCGCCCTCAACAGGGCGACGCTCTACCTCCCCGGCGATGTTGATGTCGATTCCGCTGACCGAATCCAGTTTCAGGGAAACACATGGCATCCCGAGGGGGAGGCGTGGAGGTGGAGGCTCGGTTCCCGCCAATACACGATGCTCGACGTGAGGATGGTGACTAAGTAATGCCGAAGCGCGGAAAGCAGTACACCAGATCCTCAAACGCTCGCTTCACGTTCGAGACCGACATGGGCTTTGAAACCAAGCTCATGCACTCCGGAGAAGTCAGGGCTCTGGTATCCGCCAAGACTGGTGAGCTTGCCGGAAAGATGATCAAGGCTGCCCCTCGCGGCCCTCACGTGACGACTGACGAGTTCTCCATCAAGAAGAACATCACGCCCATGGTCGAAGAGGTCGACCGTGAATGGGTCGGCTACGTCGTGGTTGAAGAGAACGAGCGGGCTCGACACGCGATGCTCCAGGAGCAGGGTTACCGCGATCCGGCAGGACACAGGCACGCGGGCCGGTTCTTCTTCAAGGAAGTTCTAGAGAAGGAGCGCATTGATTGAGAGTTGATCCGCTCCCCCTCGTAATCGAGTTCTTGAGATCGTTCCCTGACATCCCTACGGACGCGGTGACAGGCACCCTCGTAGGCCGCAATGTCGGTGAGACCACCGTCTATGTCATCCAGTCTGGTGGAGCCCGCATGCAGCGGGACCGCATGGACCGTTTGGACGTCCTTTACGACGTGTACGGCCAGAGCGCGGCCGAGGCCGGCGCCCTCGCATACACCGTGCGCGAGTACCTACTTGAGCAGCTTCCGAGCAAGGCCCTGAAGGGCGCCCTGGTGCTCGATGTGCACGAGATCTCAGCGCCGCATTGGCATCCCGACAAGGAATCCCTTGAGCCCGCTTACACGGGCGAAGTCTGCCTATACCTCGTCGCTGACGACTAACGCCTGAACTCCTCAGCCTCACGGCCCCCTTTGGGGCCGTTTTTTGTTTCCCCCCAAAGGAGCCTCTATGTCTTCGAACGTCGACACCACCAAGATTCGGTTTGCGCCGAGCGGTTACGTCTACATGGCGCCGGCCGTTGGCGTCACCCTGCCCACCGATGTGGGCGATGGGACGACTCCCCCGACCGGTTACACCACGCTCGGTTATGTGACTGACGCGGGTGTCACCATCACTCCCCAGGTCAACACGGACCCGGTGAACGTCTGGCAGAGCGCAGTTCCCGTCTTGTACAACGTCACGTCCGCTACGTTCTCGATCTCGGCCACGTTTGCTGAGACCAGCATCAGCACCACTGAGCTTTTCTACGGCGCCAACTGGGCTCCGGTTCTCGACGGAGGCGGCAACCCGACCGGCAGCTACCGACTCGACCTCTCCAGCAGCCCGACGCTTCAGGAGATCTCGCTCGTCGTGGACTGGTCGCAGAACGGCATCCACAACCGAGTGGTTATCCCTCGGGCGATGGTCCAGGACCGCGGCGCTATCACGCTCGTCCGTACGGCGGCTCAGGAGTACCAGCTCACCATTGAGGCGCTGGACTCCAACGGTTCCCTCGGTTACGTCCTGACCAATCAGGCCATGTCCTGACGTCTGAATTAATTCCTGCCCCTGCCGGGGAGGGCTCGTAGTCCCCGGCACTCTCTCTCACCCCAAACCCCTTTGCTTCCTTTGGAGTTCCCATGGCTGCTGCTAAGAAGACTGCCGACGAGCCTGTTGAGTCCGTTGACACCGTTGAGGTTCCCGACGCCGGCGCCGAGCTGGTTGCCGCCGAGGCTGAGGCCCGCGGTGACGTGATCGAGGTCGAGCACGGCGGCAAGGTCTACACCCTGCCGTCCCCGATGGACTACCCGGTTGACGTCGTGTTTGCCGACAACGACTTTGAGGCCGTCCGCATCGTCCTGGGCGAGGAGCAGTGGCAGGAGTACCGCCGTACCCGCCCGACCATCCGTGACTTCCAGGCGTTCAACGACAAGATCAACACCTCGACGGGAAACTGAGCCGAGCCGTCTACGTCATTCGGAAGTACCCCGAGGAGCTTGAAGCGGACTTGCTTCAGCACTTCGGGGTTGACCTTCTGGACTTGTGGCGTGGGCGGCTCTCTCTACGTCGAATCTCCGTCCTGATCAACTCTCTGCTTCGCCAGACAGGGCGTTCGGTGTTGGCGGCCACCGTTGATGAAGCCGCCGAATGGTCCGAGTCCGACTATCTGTTGGCTCGCATCTCTGACGCCCTTGAGCTGAACAACTGGCTGTTCATCAAAGCCAATTCAGGCGAGGACGGGGAGGACATCCCCATGCCGACTCCGCTCCCGCGACCGGGCGAGGAGATCACCGAGATTGAGCCCTCCGCATACGCGCACGCCTCCACGGATGAGGTGGTGGATTTCTTCAACCGAATGAACAACCTCTAAGGGGAGCCGATGTCGACTAAGGGCAGGATTCAGGTTGGTTCCGCATTCATCCTGATCACCCCCGAGATGAATCAGGCTGAGCTGAAGGCCGAGCTGGACAGGGCACAAGAGGCCATTGCCAAGTTCTCTGGTACTCGCGAGAAGCTTGCTCAGCAGACTGCCAAGCTTGAGGCAAAGCTCCAGGCGTGGATCACTGCCCAATACGGGGAAGAGGCCGCTAAGCGGGTCGAGGTCGAGAAGGCCGCGATCGAGGCCCGTAAGAAGCTCTCCAACTCTGAGGCTGCTAGCTACCTCAAGGCCATGAAGGCTGTGACGGCTGCCCAGGCGAAGCAGCTTGCCGAGCGGGAGAGGCAGCAGGCTGCTTTTGCCAAGTACGTGGAGCAGTCCAACGCCCGCATCGCTGTTGCGGAGAGGGCGGAGGTTGCGGCATCGGCTAAGGCCGTGCTCGCCGCCGAGAAGGAGAAGGCCGCTGAGGTAGCGCGCCAGGCGCGGGCCCGTGAGGTTCAGATCTCCTCCCTGTCCAAGCTCATCATCCGCCAGGCGTCCATGGAGGCGACTGCGCAGAAGACTGCCGCTCGTGAGGCTCAGGCCGCCTACACGGAGGGGTACAACACCCGCAAGGCTCAGATCCTCTCCCAGATGGAGACGCAGCGTAGGGCGGACGTCGCTGCGGTTCAGGGTGCTCTCAACACCGCGAAGGCTCAAAAGGCTGCGGCTCTGGACACGATCCGGCAGAACAACGCTACGGTCCGGACTCTCCAGGGCAACGCCCGCAAGGTGGAGAAGAGTTGGACCGGCGCGGTGCATAGCGTCGGGACGAAGGTGTCTGCCTTCGGCTCCACCATGAGCGACTTCGGACGCACCATCACGCGGAACGTGGTTACGCCTCTGCTGACTGCTGCCGGCGCCATGTCGTACCTGGGTGTCTCCGCGGCTGACTCGATGATGCAGGCTCAGACCGCTCTTCAGCGAATGGGCGTGTCCAACAAGGACACGGCGAAGCAGATCAACGAGCTGAAGACCTACGGTACGGCGACCCCGTATTCCGTCGAGGACATGTTCAAGTACGGCACTCAGTATGCCCGTGCTGGCAAGGCGCACGGTCGTTCGTCCAAGGAGGCTTCGAAACGCGCCACGTCGCTTGTTGAGGCCATCGGTAACCTCTCGGCGTTCGCCGGTATTACGGACCCCGCTCAGGTGGGCCGTGCCATGTACGCCGTCAGCATCATGCAGGACGCTGACCGCGCGTCCCTGCGCAACGTCAAGTCTCTTGCCGACAATGCCGGTATCCCCATTCAGGAACTCGCCGAGACCTTCGGATTCACGGACCGGAAGTTCACCAAGAAGGAAATCCAGGCCAAGCTCGACCAGCAGAAGAAGAAGGGCATCAAGATTGCCTTGCCGAAGGAGTACACCGCTTCGGCTCAGATGATGGACTGGATGGCTGATGCCAAGACCACGGGCGGTGTCCCTGGTGAGGGAATTGTTGACGCCCTCCTGAAGCGCGGCCGTGATCCCAAGGTTGCTGGTTCGGCTATCAGTCAGGGTTCCGCGACGATTGGCGCTCGCCTGTCGAACATGTGGGAACAGGGCAAGTACGGCCTGGCCAACATGTTCGTCAAGCCGAACAAGGATGGCACCTACGAGTACTCCGGTGCCGGCGAAGCCCTCATGGGTAAGAAGACTGCCATCACGAAGCGGGTCTACGACAAGAAGGCGCACGGCTTCGTTGATAAGACCGTTGGCTATGAGTACAAGGGCGGTCTCCTCAATACGGTCTCGGATCTCGCGAAAGATCTGAAGGGCCCTTCGGCAAAGATCATCAAGGAGCTTTTCAAGGACCTGACGATCTTTGCTGGGTGGTTGAAGAAGACCACGGACTACCTGAAGAACCACCCTGGTCTGACGGACCTCATTATCAAGGTCGGCAAGTTCGCGGCGATCATCGGTACCGGGGCTCTCCTCTTCGGCACGCTCTTCAAGCTGGTCGGTGGCGTCATCAAGCTGATGTCACCTATTGCCGGCCTGGCTAAGGGTGCGTTCAAGCTCACCAAGGGCACCGCAAAGTTCGGGTCTAGGGTGGTCAGCGGCGCTGTCTCCGCCATCAAGGGCAACGGCTTCAAGAGTGGCTACCAGGCTCGACGTACCGCGCAGAGCCCCAGGCGCCAGGCTGAGGAACTTCAGCTCGACACGTCCCGAGCCCAGCAGAACGTCAAGGATCTTGAGCGTGAGATCTCGGACCTGAAGACCAAGATCAGCGATCTCAAGACCGAGAACCTGAAGCAGCTTGCCGACGAGTTCGCCGGTAAGGACTCCAGTGTCAAGGCGAAGGCGGACCTGGCCGAGAAGGCGGTCCGCGACGCAGAGACCGCGGTGAAGAACCTCCGGGATCTTCAACTCCAGGGCCTCGAAACCGAGTTCAAGAAGCTCACGCAGAAGGACGACGCGTTCAAGACGTCGGTCGACCACTCCAAGTCGGCTGTGTCGGCCCTCAACGACCACAACCTGAACCACGTCGAGGGCGAGTTCAAGGGGCTCAAGGCGAAGTCGGACAGCGTCACGACCGCTGCCAAGGGCTCGATCAAGCAGGTAAACAAGCTCAACGGGCTTGCTCTCACTGCCCTGAAGGGCGAGGTCTCGCACGTCAAGAACGAGACGGACGACACCACCAAGAAGGTGGGTCCGGGGAAGTCGTCGCTGATTGGCCGTATCGGTCAGCTCAACTCGTTGCAGACGGACAAGATCGTCAAGGAGATCAAGAAGCTCAAGTCTGCACTGAGTGACACGGCCGGTGAAGCCGAGATCCTGAACACCCGACTGGACAACATCTCCAATCACGCTCCTGGTGGAAGCAGCAAGAGCGGTTCCTCTAAGTCCTCCTCGAAGAAGAAGAGGAGGAAGGCCACTGGTGGTGTTCTGCCGGGCTACACGCCTGGTAGGGACGTGCATAGGTTCGTCAGCCCCACGGCTGGTGAGCTGCACTTGTCCGGTGGCGAATCGATTATGCGGCCTGAGTTCACCGAGGCTGTTGGGCACTCCTTTATTCACAAGATGAACCACATTGCTCGACAGAAGGGTGTCGGTGGAGTCCGTCACGCAATGAAGTTCGCCGGTGGCGGCATCCTCGGAAAGCTTGGCCTTGACAAGCTCATTGAGGCGTCGAAGAACTTCAACATCTCGTCGGATGGCCTTGGGGCCCTCGCCACGATGACGATGGACAGCTCTTCTCGGCAGCTTGGCGGCGACGCTCAGAGCGGCGTCGTGGGCGCCGGCACCTCGGGCTCTCACTTCATCGGTAAGGACTTGGCCGAAAAGCTCGAAGGCATGAAGAACTTCATGTCTCGGGACTCGTGGAATCTCCTCAAGAAGCTCCCAATTCCTGACGGCTACAGCCAGGCAATCGGCATTATCGGTGGGGCTGTCGGCCCTGTCGCCGGTGACTACTTCTGGAAGGACGTTTGGAAGGGCAAGGGCAACATCCTCCAGCGAGGCGAGTCGTTCATCAGCGACCTCCTTTCCTGGAAAACCCTGAAGAGCGTCGTGGGGAATTTCTTCGGCGGCGTCTGGGACACCGTAAAGAGCGTCTGGGACTCCGGGACCAGCTTCCTGACTGACCCGATCGGCTCCATAACCGACACTGTAAAGGGTGTCTGGGATCTGGTGGAGGGCGAGTATGACGGTGTAATCGACACGGCCAACGTGCTCAAGGAAATTGTCACCAGCCCGAAGGATTATGCCTCGCAGGTCTGGGGCGATGTCGAGTCGACCGCAAAGGATAGTCTTCCGAACCTGAAGGGGCTTTTCGATTTCTCGGGCAAGCACCTGAAGACGAAGGCGCCGGATGTCAGCAAGCTCGCGGATAAGCAGCTCAGCACTCCGGGAGTCGGCTCCTCGGTGTCTCGTTGGACGCCTCAGGTGAAGATGGCCCTGGCTCAGCTCGGGCTTTCTCCATCGAACCTCGCACTGGTCCTTCACCGGATCGGAGTGGAGTCCGGGGGTAACCCGAAGGCGATTAACCTGACGGACTCGAACGCGAAGGCCGGATATCCGTCTCAGGGACTGATGCAGACCATTCCGCAGACGTTCAAGGCGTATGCCGGACCGTACTTTAAGCGGGGTATTACTGACCCGCTTGCATCCATTTATGCCGGCCTCAACTATGCCGTCCATAGATACGGATCGGGCTGGACCAAGGCTCTCTCTGGGATCAAGGGCTATGCCACTGGTACCAAGGGTGCGGCCAAGGGTTGGGCTTGGGTCGGTGAGGAAGGCCCGGAACTGGTCCAGTTCGGGGGCGGGGAAACCGTTCTGAACCACCAGGATTCTAAGCTGGCGACGGTCAAGACTCTCAAGGGATACGCGACCGGTACGGGAAGCAAGCGAACCACGGGTGTAGCTGCGGACGCCGAAAAGGGCGTCTCGTCGCTGAACTCCGCGGTGAACAAGCTGTACCAGATCATCAAGGACGCGTTCACCTCTAACCGGATCAGCTCGAAGACTGCGAACTCCCTGAACAAATGGCTCGACGGAGAGAACAAGCAGCTCCAGAAGCTCGTCAAGCAGCGGGCCGACCTGGCGCCGAAGCTGAAGGACGCGAACGCCAAGCTGGCTCAGATCAAGAAGGACGAGTCCGCCATGGCTTCGTCCATCTCGGACAAGGCCAAGGGGCTGCGTTCCCTCACGGACGTGTTCAACGACTCCGGGGTTTCGGCGTCTGCCGGCCTCAACAGCCTGCACGAGCGTCTGGCAGCGATTAAGTCCTTCCAGAGCGATCTTTCGGCGCTCACAAAGAAGGGATTCTCCAAGGACATCATCAGCGAGATTGCCCAGGCAGGGCCCGAACAGGGCGACTCCATGGCGAAGGAGCTACTGAAGTCCACTGCTGCTCAGGTATCCGACTACAACAAGACCTATAAGGCCATCGGAACGGCTAGCGATTCCCTCGGAAAGTCGGTTGCTGGCTCGTACTACAAGGCAGGCAAGGCGGCGGCTCAGTCACTCGTCGACGGTCTGACCGCGAAGGACAACAAGCTGAAGAAGCAGATCGAGGGTATCGCTGACACGATCACGAAGACCCTCAAGAAGAAACTGCACTTCAACTCGAAGACTCAGGTCAGTGCCGGTCTGGCATCTCTCCTCACCTGGCTGACTGGTGAAGGCCAGGCGGTCAAGGGCGGAGGCAACACCTCCAAGAAGAAGACGACGAGGGTCACCACGACCTATTCGACGGATTCGAAGGGCCGCAAGGTCACGACGGTTACCACCACGACGACTGACCCGGCAAAGGGAACTACCACCACGGTTACCGAAAGGACCGTCGGCGGTAAGACCACGAAAACCACCAAGGTCAGCAAGATCAAGGGTTACGCGACCGGTACCCGCTCCGCTTCCCCTGGCATGGCAATGGTGGGTGAGCGGGGTCCTGAGTTGATCAATTTCGGTGGGGGTGAGCGCGTCTACAACGCCAAGGACACGGCCGGGATGGTGGGTCCGAAGTACGAGATCCACGTTCACGAAGCCAAGTCCGAGAACACCACTCAGGCGGTTCTTCGGGCGATGAAGTACGCGGAAACGATGGCCGCGTTGTAATCGACAAGGAGTGTTAAATGCCGATTCCCGCAGGGCCACAGAATCCCGACGGTGGGCAGTGGGATCAAAACCCACTGATTCCGATTCCGGAGGATTGGCAGCACACCTACGTGTCGATCACAGGGAGCAATGGTGAGGGGGAGGAGATCCCCCTCACCGGCTTCCAGAACCGTTGGTGGCCGGCAATCGTGATCCAGCCGGGGGCG